TAATACTGATAATGATAAATTAAAAGTATATTCTTTCGTGTTTGCTGCCACCACCGGTCTAACGTACCCTGTTGGTAGTTGACTAGCTGCTATTAAATTCCGTGTTCCTGTGTATACTACTGCCATTGTCTTATGTGTTAATTAAATTATTTTTATAATGTTGTAAAGTTTACTTTATTGCTTAATCCTGATATATTATATTGATCGTCGGCTGTTTTAACTTGAATATCAAAATTTGTTGCTGTTGTTAACCCTGTAACTGTTCCCCCTGTTGTAGTTATCCAATCATAAAATGCATCATCTAGCCAAACTTCATATTTTAAAATAGTATTAGTACTACTAGGAATAGAAAAATCTAAATCTACTGTTGTAGTCGTGATACTTGATGTTGATAAGTCTGTTACCGTTCCTGGTATTGACGTTGTATCTGTAACAAAAGTTACTACCGCAGATTTTCCAGTAATCGCATCTTGTATATCAGCCTCAACCCCACCGCTATTATTTGTTTCCGCATCTTCGTGTGCAAATATTTCTATTCCAGTAGTTAGCAGGTTGTACTCTTGGTTATTAAAAGTTGCTAATAACCCGATTACAGGATCAGCAGGAGCATATAAAAGTTCAAAATTAGATTGCATATTTCTAAAATTTCTACCAAGTGATTCATTTGAACGGATTTTTGCTGTTTGGCTATAAAAAAACTTAAAATTTGGACAAGCTTGAAATCCTTTATGATTAGTTGACACCATACCACCATCTAAATCAATAAAATATGTTATAATCGAATTAACACTAAACGCTTGAAACCCTAGCCTATAAATTTTTATAATCTCACAGAAAATATTATTATTTGCATCTACTGAAAAATTAGAAATATCCCCCGCGACTAAATTAGTTCCTTCATTAAGATTTGAACCGTCATCCTCTTCTAAAAAAGTTGCTAAAAGTGTGGCTGTTGTTATTGTTGCACCAACCCCACCTATATATAATCTAAATACATCAGCTCCAAATCTACTTGGGTTTATTATATACATTAGAAATTATTTGTTATATAGTTATCAATTCCGTTTTTTATCTTATTATAGATTTCAAGCATTTTTACATTTGTAGGTGGTGTTATGGCGTTTACTCTTGTTTGGGATATTTCCCATTGACCATGATTTAAAGGCTCAATCGCATCATAAAGTAAATTAGATGCATTTTTACGTTGCGTGTTTGTTATATGATCTGGGTGTGCATTTGGTAAATCTGCACGTCTTTGTATAAGTGCCATAGCTCTATCAAAACCCTCTATTCCCGCACCTTTATGATTTTGTGTTACTTGTGATGAATTGTCATTATCTTCTTGGTTTTGTTGAAAATTATCCTGCTCCTGTTGTGTTAAAGCTGTAACCGTAAAACTTATTCTAAATTGGTCTAACTGGGTATGAATAGGATGCGGATCTGTTGTAATTTCTTCTAACCTTGTGAGTTTTTCTATAGCAGGATCAAACGATGGCGTGTCAAGTTCATTAATTATTAACCATTCTAAATCTACTTCCAAACTTGGAATAGGTACAATATCCTTACTAGGATAAAGTGCTTTTTTAATTATCTCCTGTGTACTTACTGTTATCAATACTGCTTTTACCATAATTTTATGCTCTTTCTATATATAACCATACTTTACCGCCTGCACCGGCTATTGTGCTTCCTATGCCATCTACATCTACTGTTATAACCGCGTTGGCGGCTATTGCGCTGTCACTAATTACTGGGGCTGTAGCTGCTGTTTCGCTTGTTTTTTCTGTTGCATCTATTGTTATTTTGGTACTCAACAAAGTTGTTCCCCCTTCATTAATATCAAAAGTTGCCACACTTCCCGTTGGGGCTGTTACAAGACTTATCGAAACATCCGTTAATGTAGTTGCGTAGTTTGGCATTGTAATAGTAAAAACGCCTGTTGCTACACTTAAATCCGTAGTTTCATCCCCTATTGCAAAACCTAAGGGAACATCGCCTGTATTTGTATTGCTTAAATTTGAGCCTGCTATTGCCCCTGTTGCTGTGAAATTACCAGTTGTTCTGCTAAATGTAAATCTTGAAGCTGTGTTATCTAATATTTTAAAGTCTCCTGCTTTTAAATCTAAAATGTTATTTGCATTGTCATAGAAAAGCAATGAACCTGCACTGGCAGTTCCTAATGCAATTTGAACAAAATTATTAAAGATTAAATTTCCACCTGTTTTAGTAGCTAATACATCACTTCTTAAAAATTGACCTGAATCAATACTATCTAAAGTATCTGCATCAATTCCTAAAGCGTCAATATCCGCTTTTGTTTGGTCTGCCGTTGCCCCGTCCTCTACATTTATATGGATTAATAATGCTGTTTTATCAATTCCCAGTGCTATAGTGCCTGACACGGTTATAGGGCTTCCGCTATCTACTTGAATACCATCACTACCAGACACCGCTACACTTGTAACCGTACCCCCTGCGCTTGCAAAATCTGAAATTAAAGCGTTTTTTAAAGCCCCGTCGGTTGCATCAATAATAATAACAGTATCAGCACCATCCGCCGTTACTGTTGTTTGATTTGTGATACTTGTTTTGTCTAAAGATAACGCAATAGTTCCCGTTACCTCTCCTGTATGAGTTACAGACAATTCAGTTTTTAAATCACTTTTTACAATACCCTTTGATGTTGGCGTGGTAGCTGTGTCTGTAACAACCATTATTTTGTCCGCATCCTGTAGGGTTGTAGTTACTATTAGGTCTGTTACTTTCTTAGCCATTATTCAATTATTATCTCTTGGTTATCTTCTGTTAATACAAGTTCTCCATCTTCGGTTATTAGGAAATTATCAGGAGCTACTGTAAATAAACTTAAATCATCTAAAAATAGTGCCGGTAATTCTTCCATGCCTTCAAAAGTTATAGTATAGCCGCTTAGTTCACCGTGGCTTCCTCCTGTTTGTTGTACTAAATTATCAAATATACCACCATTAAAAGCCCCTAAAAGCCTGTATATGTCGTTTCTGTCTCTTACAATTACCCTATGATCTTTAAAAAGTAGCTTTGTAAGCTCTGTATTTACCTCTATTTTAGGTAATGTTAAACTTAAATTCTCATTATAGAACTTTCCCCCTGCATCTTCTTGCATAGGGTTTGTAAAATTCGTGCTTTCTAAAAAGAACCTAAAAATAGTAGTTGCAGGGAACGCCGTTACCGTTAATCCGTTTAATACTATTTGTGATGTACTATACAACACAAAAGGGAAAATGTAAAATTCACTCAATCCCCCTAATCCTTTACAAACTCTTGCTCTACCTTTTGTTAAATTAGACATTTTTAAATAATAATTATGTAATAATAAATATCCTCCTTGATGATGCTACACTAGGTACTTCAAACTCCCACCAAGTAAACTCTCCCCATGATGTTCTTGCTCCTGACGCTTTATCAGCTACCAACTTAAAATTTAAGTTTGAATAATCTGTTATACTATCTGCCTCACCGCCTGTTAGGGTAAAACTTCCATCTGTAACCGTTGTGGTGACATTATTATGAGTTTGTGACGCTCTTACATTTGTTCCCTCTCGCAATTCTATTGTTAAATTTATAACCCCCGGAGAACCTCCGCCAGACTGCCCTTTTATATATCTATATCTTACTATATGATTACTAGAACTTACCGGGTCTGTTACCGTACTCAAACCTGCAATATATGCACTAGATGAGGGGTCATTTTCAGACCTTACAAGCTCCGTATCTTCTGCCGTTGCCTCGTCTATTCCTGTATAAATATCCGTTGTTCCGCTTGCCTGGTCTGTCCAAGCTCCTATTGTATCATCGTTATCTGGTCTTGCAAATTGTGCCATTTAGTCTATTGTATAATAAATAGTTATACTTAATTCATCTACATCTACTGTTCCAGATGTTTCTAACCACACAAAACTATCAGCTATTATAGTAGCATCGTTAAAACTAGTTACATCGCTTCCTGTTGTATTAGATGTTGTAGTCGTTCCGCTTGTAACTACTTCTGCTCCTGTAGCATTTCTATCAGTACCATGCCTTATAGTCCATGTAGCTGTAGTTCCTGCCACTCGTACCGCTCTGATTTCTGTAACAGTAATAGCTTTATTTGTAAAAAATATGCTTATATCTTCTGAATTACTAGGGCTTTCAACCGTTATAGATTTACTCTCTACATAATCTGTAATGTCCGCTATAACATGAGTATGAGCTGTTGGCGCATCGCCTACAAACATAAACGATCCATCTGTTAGAGAAGTATTAAAATTAGCTTTTGAATCACTAATACTTGTTAAATCTGTTTGGACTATGTTTGAAGTTTTAGTATTATTAGTGTTTGTGTCACTTTCAATAGTATCTAAATCAACGGATTGTGTTACTGCCATAAAATCAGTTTTTATTTTACTTGCATCTGCATTTGTTTTATTTGTTGCTACTTGTGCGGCGTCTGTATAACTAACTTTTGCATTATTAACAACTACCTCATCAAATTTTGCTTTTGTCATTACTCCGGCTCTTGAAGTAGATGAAGGCTGAATTGTAGCGTTAGCGCCATCGCTTGAATTTATGTCAACGGTTGTTTCTGTTGTAGTTCCTTCTGAAAGATTAGTTGTTATGTTTGACGTTATATCTCCAACATATAATATATCTCCATCTGTTACTGCTGCATCAAATTGCGCTTTATTTCCTGTGATTCCTACTATTGAAGTTTGATCTCCTGCATTTGTGCCTGATGTATTTCCTATTATTGTAGATTCAGCGTCTGTAACATAATTTTTATTTGTACTCTCGGTTATATCGTTTGTTACTATTCCTAATGGTGTAGTAAACGTTTTATTAGTTAATGTTTGGGCTGCTGTTAAACCCGCTAACTGTTCACTTATATTTGCAGGGTCGTAAGTTGAAACAACCATATCCCCACTTCCGTCCGGCGTTTGCCAAGAACAAGTGCCATCGCCATCCTCACGTAAATATTTTATGCCTCCTGTCTCCCCAGTAGAGGATAAAGCCGCTCCCTCTGGCGCGCCGCTTCCACTAGGCATATTTTCATGTTTTATTTTTTTTGATTTTCCTGTGATTGTCTCAAAAACAATATAATAATCGCCACTCGTTGAGCTTAACGCTTCTGGTAATGTTAATGTTTTTCTTCCCATATTAATCTAATAATAAAAAATCTCCTGATGTGCCTCCACCAAAATCATCATCGTCCTTTCGCGGCGCATCCCCTAAATACCAACCCGCTGTTAATGTGAGGTTTTTATCTGCATCTACTTCATCTTGCACCCTCTTATATTCAGGTACTACATTTTTACAAATGAATTTCTTGAATCTTTGGACAAACATTTGACCCGCAGCCCTATATTTACCCGCTAAAAATTGCGCCTCCTCTTTATCTACTTCTGTTGTATCTGTAGAGGCTTTTCTAAATAGACCCCCGTTGTTTAAAGTATAAGAAGCTACCTCTACAAATTCGGCTATTGCCATATTTCTGGTGATAGGCTGTACAAATTCTTCAAAAATTGTCAAATAAACCCCTGTTATTGTAGAGGCTGTTTTATCTGCTATTATTTTATCGTATAATTCCGTTCCCAAAAGCGGCTCAATAACACTTACTTGAACAAAAGAAATATGAAATGTAAGTTTATCATAATCAATATTGCCCCCCAGTACCGAGGTTTCTGTCATATCCGAAGGTTGTATAAATAAAAGCTCTGCCATATTACAATCTTCCGTTATTTAGTTTATCTATTTCTGCTATTGCTACATCTGGGTCATTTACCGGTATTGGTGCGCCTTGTCTGCGGGCTTCATTTACGTTTACTTCTGTTGTGGACGCTAAAGCACCGCCTTTTTTTGGTGTACCGTCCGCGTTTAATTTCTTTTTAAATATCCTTCGTTCCCATCTATGGTAACAATTAACACCACCGGCATAAAGGAATATATCATAAGTTCCTCCGCTATGGGCAAATTGACCGTTAACACCTTGCATACCCATTAATTCAATATCTTCTTTTCTAAACACTCTCCCTTTAGCTGCTAATAATAACATTCGTATACAAAAAGCTCTGGTAGACCCTTTTTGAACTTTTCGAGTTCCTTTCACGTATTCATATCTTATTTTCCATAATGGGCTGTCCTGTTCACTCGTTTGATTTGCTGTTAATTGTAATAAATCATACTCCGCACCATCTGTTAAATCGTAATGCTCTGACATATCAATAGCGTAAGAATCTATTACATCAAACATCTTTAAAGTATCCTCGTCTGAACTCATTTTTAACTCGGTAGGCGTTTGAACAACTTCTTTTAAAGGCTTAAAGAATAAATCTAAATTAATACCATAAAATTCCAATATCTCGGTAAGCGCATCTAAAATAAATGTCTGTAATGGGTTTATGGTAAGTAACATTTGTTCTTCACGGGCTGTTGTTAGCTCGTCTGCATTGTTTCCAAGCCCTGTGTTGTCTTTTATTCCGAAAAGTATAGGAGATATAACCCTGTGACCTGTTATTAGCTGTTGCCTTGCGGAATCCGTGAGCCATTGCCATTGTTTATGGATGTTATCATTAACAGGAAAGGGAGTGATTTTTATCTCTGCATCCCTACCGTTAAAAGAAAGTACAAATGTACTTGCGTTAGGGCTACCGGTTAACCTTCTCTTTATTTTTTTCTCAAAATCTTCTTTTTCTTCAGCACCTAAATTAATACCATCCGGAACATTTATAATATACCCCGCAGAAAGCCCGTTTTTAATAGAGTTTATATTTAAGTTGGCTATTTCCTCCTCGGTTTCAGCATAGGTTAAAGTACTTAAATAAGTTGGGTCAGAAAAGTAATCTTTACCGGCTTTATAAGGTCTTATGACAAAAATCTCAATAGCGTCTTTTGATGTTCCAAAAGCAGAAAATTTCACCGCGGGGTTTTTGGTAAGATTAGTCCAATCATTAGAAACAAAGTAATTTTCGATTTCATTATCTTCATTCACTAAAGAAGGAACTACCTTTTGTTTTGGAATATGTTTAATCGCTGATAAATTTTTTCCGTTTCTGGTTGCTATTGTTTGCATTGAAGCCTCTCCAAACATATAAAAGTCCGTAATTATCTGTTTTAGATCGTTTGGTTTTAAAATAGCTTTTAATTTTAACCAATCTTTTGTATTTACAGATGCGTTTGTTGCCGACAACCCTTTACCGTATATCCAATCGCTATAAGAATTTATAATCGCGGCGTTTGTCGGGCTTCCGTTATAGCGATCTATAATGAATTGAAAAAAAGAATTGTTTACGCCATTTAAAACCCAATCCCTAGATATATTTTCCTGTACTTTAGGTCTTACAAAAGTTTTTACTGTATATAGTCTAATATCTGATGTTTGCTTATCCATAGTTAATTAAAAAAAATATAATCCCTCATCTAGTTTAAAATCTTGTGGGTTTTGCTCGGTTGCTATTAATTTGCCTCTATAAACAATCTCAGAGCCTTCGGTTATCTTTATTTGAAACTTGTCTTTGTCTGCAAATACAAAATCATACGTTATAATTAGATTTCCATCTACTAATTGCTGTATATTTTCGACTATTGTTTTGTCTTTTGTCTCTTCGTTAAAGAGTTCAAGGGTTAGCAGTCCAAAATTATCAAATCTTGGAATAAGAGTAATAGTATGTGTTACGTCTGTTGGGTTTACTACTTTCAAAATTATGTTTATTAAAACCTTATATTAATAGAACACAGAAATCACGATTTTGTTTGTGTTCGGGTTTAAAAAAAGCACCTATAGTTAAATAAGTGCCTTTAAAAAAATCAACCAAATCCAAAAAAACTAAACCAATGCCTCAAATGCTGTTATTGTTGCAGAATCGAGCTTAGGACTTAAATCCCCTTCTATGCTTACACCTGTAATTGTATATCCATTAAAATCCGCATGAGCTGATCCTGTAGCCGCTTCTATTGTAAAGTCTAAGCCTTCTGATAGTGCTATCGCATGATAAACACCATTTCTGTCCTTAACTACCGCTTGAGGGAAATTCTTAGCTGCTAAATTAAATTCTAAACCTGTTCCCGCGTCCTGTTTCTTAATAAGACCTATAATGGTTTGTGTATTTACCGTAGTTCCTGTATTTCTATCACTCACCATACTCTCTACAAGTGGGTTGCCGTCACCTTCTAAATCATACTTGAAAACTTCCGTTAGAAGCACGTTAATCGCTGTGGCTTCTCCTGCTACAATAGTGAAAGGGTCAGCAACAAAATTATATAAAAATAATATTGTATTTCCACCTAATCCATCTTTACAGACCCTTGCCCGTCCTTTTGTTAAATCACACGCCATAATTGAAAAATTTAATTAATCAGATTAACCTCTGTATAAAACTACCTCTGCACCGTAAGCGTATTGTACGCCACCAGTCATAACTAATTTCATTCTAACTTGTCCAGACAAATCTACTTCGTCCATATCCTTGATTTTGATTTCGTTCAAATCGCTTAACAATCCAGTACCAAAAAATACTTGTCGAGTGCTATACCCTACCATTGTGTTAGCGTTAAGTCCTTTTATCTCTTTTAAAAGGAATCCATCAAATTCAAGTTCATTAGGTTGTAAAAATGTTCCATTAGAGCGTCCTTGATCTCCGTAAGAGCGTCTTAACGCTCTCATTACGTTTGTAGAAATTCCGTCAATCCATCCTTCAGATTCGAGTAACTCATCTGGAATAGTATCGAAATAACTACCCAACTCTGCTTGAACATTAGCAGCTGTAATTGGTATTGGCGTTGATACGTCTAACACATCGGCATCTGCTACAAATGCTGGTATAAGTCCATCAAAAGTACCGTCTGATCCGTCACCTTCCCAAATATCTACGTCAATCTTACGGGCTGTTCTTGTTCCCATATCTGCTAACATAGCCGCTTGTTCTGTTGCGGGTAAATTGTCGTTATGAGCAGAAAACCCCATTTCGGCAGCCGTAAATAACTGCCTAAAATCTTCTTTACACACTTCAAAATCCCATTTGATTTTTTTAGGTGCTAATTCTCTTTCTGATAATGTTACAGAACCCGCTGGATTCCAACCACAAGCGTAATCAACAAAACCGTCTGCGGTTTCTATTTTTCTTACGAATTGAGGTGAAACTATATTCGGTAGCACTGTAACTAAATTGTCGCTGATAGTATTAGCCTCCTGAATCATTCGTGCTATGTACTCTCCTGCTACTTCTCCTACGAAGTTCGTGTTAATGCTTGTTGTTGTTGCCATCTTTATTTTTATTTAATTATTATGCTGTTGTAAAACTAGCGGCTACTGATAATTGACCCGCTAAATACCAATTTGTTCCGTCACTTTCTAAAGTAAACCAATCGCCTGCAATTGCTTTTGTAAATACGATTGTAATAGTTGTTTCTGCTGATGCTAATTGAACTAGTCCCGCCTCTGTTACACTACCAAAGATTAATGCCCCTGTTGCCGTTACAGTCCATGAGCTTGTTGCTACTGCCGCTGTTACGATAAATTTATAATTTACTCCTGCTATTGGTGCAGGCAATAAGATAGCCTCACCTATCGCATCCAATAATATTGTTTTACCGCTATCACCAGCTGTTAAAGTCGTGTCTGCTGTTAAAGAACGTTGGTCTTGATCAGCATTTACTGGTCTGTATATTCTTGTTATTACTGTTGCCATTATAAGTTGTTATTTAAATATTCCATTAAACTTTCTTTTGAGTGTGCCGGTGCTTTTTGACGAGGCTTTCCGCTAATAGGTTTTGATGCCGGTGCATCTGATAATTCTAAAACCTGCTTTTTTAAAGTTTCATTCTCTTTTTTCAAGTCTGTTAATTTTGCTTTAAAATCTGAAAACTTCTTATTAAAATCCTCGTCGTACTTAATCATAATAGATTTAATATTTTCCTGTACTTGACTAATTACGTTACTCACATCGCCTGTTCCCATATTATTTTCGTCTAAATTTTGTTCTTCTCTAGGTTTAATCATTGCTATTATTCCTTCTTCTTCGACTACTAAAATAGTACCGTCGTCTAAAGCAATCCCATCCGATCCTGTGGTTGGCGGAACAGGAACTGTAGTGCCGTCCTCTGCAACTATCCAAATAGCCTGTCCTGGTTGTGGCGTGTCACCATCGTAATTAAAAGTAATGCTGCCGTCCTCCGACTTAACCATCCCTAGTTTGATTTCTCCTTTCTTTAATTTTAACGCTATAAGAAGGTCATTTGTCATTTTAGCAAAACTTGTTTTTATTGTATCTTCCATATTATTTGAATTTATTTCTTCTAGTCCAAAAAAACCATCTATCGAGAAGCCGTTAATTTCACCGTTTAAAGCTTTATTATAAACTTCATCGTTATCACATTTCATCTTAATAACCCATGCACCCTCGACAATATCTTCACTGCTTAATTCATAAGCGTTTGCAGTGTCATTTTTAGGGTCTTTAATTATCCAACTTTCAACAAAAGAAACACCTGTCACCTCTTCTTCATGCTCTAAGCTAGAATTTAATTGAAAACCACTTTGAAAAAAATTATGTGCTGATTGTCTAATGGTTTCTTTAGAGAAGTTTATGAAGAACTCTTCTCCTTCTTGATTTCTATAAATAGGTCTGTCTGGAACAAGTACCACTCCTAAAAGGGTATGTTCTTTTTTGTCTACTTCTGCGAATTGTATTTTATAGGGTTCTAGTTTGTTGTCTTTTTTAAGAGCTATAAACATAGCTTTCATTGCGGGGTCATCAACACATGAAATTGAAAATACATTTTTCTCCCCTTCTTTAAAAACTGCTTGGTACGTCTTCATACAAGTAGAACACGAGAAATATAATTTTGTGGTATTTTTGGTAATATTTAATATTTTTGTTATATGTTTACGAAATGGAAAATACAACTATGAAAACGTGTACTAAGTGTGGTATCTCAAAAACTAAAGAAAATTTTTATAAATCTAAGCCATCCCCTGACGGGCTTAGGTATGAATGTAAAGAATGTAGCAACCGAGCAACTTATCAATGGATTAAAAAAAATCCAGAAAAAATGAAGATAATTATATTAAAAAATAAACCAAGTAGAAAGGAATATAAGAGAAAAAAATATTTAGAAAACCCCGAAGCAGTAAAACAAAGAGTATATGCTTGGCGTGAAAAAAAATTCGGTCATAGAATAAGAGAAAATAAAAGAAAAATAGAGCAAAAGAAATTGCTAAAGGTGGCGCGAAAAAAAATGAGACAATACAGAAAAGAAAACATTACTCCTTTTAATGAATATCTTAGGAGTTCTATCTGGTGCGCTTTTAAAAATAATAAATATCAAAAGAAAAATTCAATAGAGCCTTATATAGGATGCTCCTTTGAGGAACTAAAAAAGCATATTGAAAATCAATTCACCAAAGGCATGACTTGGGAAAATAAAAAGGAGTGGCATACAGATCATAAAGTTCCGTTTTCATCTGTGGAAACTTTAGACGAAGTAAAAAAACTTTGTCATTATACTAATATGCAACCGTTATGGATAAAAGACCATATAGAAAAATCAAGATACGAAAAAACTCGTTACCCGAAAGAAGCTTCGTTTTCGATATTACGATCTAGGGATTGAGCCGATGTAACCGCGCTTGAAACCACAAAAGCTTGTATAGGTACTGGGTCGCCTGCAAGACTTTCAGCGATTTGATTTGTCCCGCTTCCCGCCACTAAATTAAAACTAGGGGCTGCTGTTTGTCCTCCACCCCCTCCTGTAAGTGGGGCAACGCCTCCACCGCCTGACGGGTCTGTAGATATTATTTTCTGGATTTGAACGGCACTAAAAGCTCCCGCAATTCCAGCTTGAACAAAAGGATATGCAGGGAAAAAAGTAGTAATTGGAGAAGCCGATGCTGTTTTAAATGTATTTATAACACTTTCTATTCCTGCAATTGTAGCTTGGGCTACTTGAACACCTTTAGCAATCGCGCTACCTTCTCTGGCTATTGCCCCTAGAAGCCCTATAGTGCTTTTACCTATATTAACTTTAAAATCAGCAAGAGCCTGTTCCCTATCTTCTTCTTGTTGTGCAAGGGCATTATCTAAATTACTTTGGTCTTGTCTATCCTTAGCCCGTGCTGCTGCAACTTTAACTAAGCCGTCTGTTTGAATTTTAAATTTATCATCTTCATTTTGTTGTACTAATTCTAACTGTTTATTTAAAAATTCTAATTGAAGCTCTAAAGACTTTTCCTCGATATTTCTATCTCTTTGTAGTTGCTCACCTATTCCCGATGAAATAACATCTTCCCTCTTTACATCGGGGTTTTCTATATCAAATAATTGTATGGCTAAATCTATTTGTTCCTTTCTTGCTTGTGTTATTAAATTTGTTATTTCATTAAATTTTTCTAAATCTGCTAATTGTGTTTTTAATATAAATGCGTTTCCAGTACCTGCATTAACGGCATTTAAAACAGCTCTTAATATTTTCTCTCTTGTAGTTAATTCTAAAGCAGATGCTTTTAATGTTAAAGCTCGTGTTTCTAATCCTTGTAATTCTTCATCGTTTAATGTTGATTGTAATTTAATTAAAGCTATTTTTTGTTTTATTAACACGTCTGTTAAACGCCCTTCTTTTTCTGCTAGTTTTATTTCAGAATCTTTTAAATCTATGAGTAGTTTTGTAGATTTTTGTAACTCAATACTTTGATCTATTTGCTTTTGAAGTTCTTTATTAGCCCCTTTAATAAATTCGATGATTTTATCCCAATTAGCAGCAATAGCAGCCAATGCAATTAAAAAAATACCTATCCCTGTTGCTATAAATGCCGCTCTTTGAGCTATTACAAAAGCTTTAATTTGTTTTATACCGCTGCGAAATAAATCAAAAACGGAAAATAATTGATTAGCATAACCACCTGTTACAGCACTTAAATTAGTAAGTGTATTCCTTTGACCCCCAAATGCTTTGGCTAAGTCCGTAGTCGCACCCCGTGATTGTTTTTGTTCTAAATTAAGCCTCTTTAGAGACACCCTTTGGTCTTTTAAAGCGTCTTTTATACCAACTATTTGTCCTTTTATCCTTTTTTGTGCCGGTAAATTGGATTTAGAAGTTCTGCTTAATTGACGCTCTAGCCTTATTAACTCCTCCTCAAACTCAATAGTGATTTGTTTTTGCTCATTAATAATATCACCGAGTTGATCAAAGCTTTTTACTGCTTGTTTACTATCAACTTTTAATACTATTGTTTTTTCTATGCTCATAATATTTCCATTTATAGCCTCCTATTACGCCATGCTCTTATTATTTTACGTTTAAATCCCCTCCAACTTGTAACATATTCATGCTTTCCTTTAGCAATTTCTATTTCCTCACCGCCTCCATAATGGTCAAATGCCTGTAATGCTTTTATAATTTCTATCATACGTTTCCAATTCTGTCAATATTAAATACCGCGCTCTCACAAGTGAAAGTTGGTGTTCCACTATCTGTATAAACAAATATTTCAACATCATCCGTGTTGTCTATTTTTGTTGGGCTTATTGCGCTAAAAGAAGTACTCCCTGAATCTGTATTTGCGTTACTTAAATCAATTTCTCCTAGTATTCCAGTAGCTATATTATTAACATATAGCTCAAATATAAATGAGGTATTTGTAGCACTTGATATTGTTATTGAAAATGCAACCCTATAAAATCCTGTTGCCCCTACTGTTAATGGTAACATTTCAGCCGTAAAAGGACTAGCCCCTGTTTGTACAACATCGACATTTTGTTCGAATGGCGTGTTTGTATAAATTTCTAAACCCTCTGGGGTTGTGGTTATTGCTTGAGTAGAGCCTACTAAAGCACCTATTTGTCCCAAAGCCGTAATATTAATCACGGGTTTTTGAGATACTAAAATCTGTCCTATGGTTGCAGAAGATATCAAAACAAGTCCTATAGGTTTTAAAATTTCTTGTTCTACATTTGTTATATCCCCCGCCGTTGTTGCTGAAACAAATATTATATCCCCCGCCGTAAAAGACGAAGTATCTAAATCTCCAACCGAACCCCATACAGTAACATAGCCAGTTTCTCCTATTCCAACATCATGAGTTACAAGCCCTAAAGCGTTGGCATTAACAACCGTGTCCGCTTTTGATTTTATAATTGTAGGAATACCTGCAATAACATTTCCGTCTAATCTAACTGCTGTGCCGTTAAGCATTATTGACCCGTTGTCATTGTGAACTTTTACAACTAACTCCTGCCCTATGTTTATAGTGGTATCTGGTTCATCATTGTAATACGATATCGATTTTTTAGTATCATCATAAAACACTAGCCCCTCCTTATATGCAGGGTTTGCTATTCCCGTCGTGTATTGTCTTGTATCTATATCACCCCCGTCGTAAACCTCATTAAAGTTATCATTTGTTTTATCGAATGCATCCCTTAAAGCATCCCCCGTGTCGTCGTTAGGTGCTGCACCTATTCCTATTGTTTGCTTAGCCATTATCTGCTGTTATTAATGTGGAGTCTGCCGTTATTATAGTAGAATCCGCTGTTACTATTTTCTTTTCTTGGTTTAAAAAAACCGTAAATGTTTTGCCTGTTGGATTGTCTGTAAAATCTATAAACATATCCCGGTCAAATCCTGTTTCGTTTTTTGTGAAATCAAAGAATACATTGCTTCCAGAACTTGTCACCGTTATAAATGCCGTTCCAAATCCGTTATCTACCTTTACAAAACTAAAGTCGTCTAAGAAGGTTACAAAAATACTTGCCTGTTGCGCTTTAAAGTCAACAAATATACTAGTTTCACTAGGAGTAAACGCCCCTATGACTACATCAAATGCATTTATAAGGTTTAAAGTTGTTTTTCCTGTAATTAAATTCTGGTTAAAATTGTCAATCCTATAAAATTCCTCTTTGATCTTTAAAACATCATTGAGTTTCATAGAGATTAATATGTCAAGTGGTAATTCTGCCAGAAATTTAAAGTTTCTGCGCTTTATATTAAAGATATTAGAGATATACTGCTCGTGATAGTTACTAAATAGGGTGTTATTTATAAGCTCCCCGTTCCAAGTACTAAATTCACTATCAAATAGTAAGGCAAATTGTTGATTTTCATAGGTATTTGTGTGACTTGCCGTGTTAATAAACGATCCTAAGTCGCTTTTTGCCCCTACTTCATCAATAAAACCTATCTTTTTAGTGCCTATTTCGGTGTTAATATTGTAAAAAAGGTGAGCCTTGGGATTAACTCCGTTTATTTCTTCATCTACAATAGCCCCATATTGTACATTTGTCTCTGAATTATCTATAAGATCAAGCAGTCTTTCGTACACAACCTGTTCAAAAGGGATTTGAAAATCTAAAGTATCACCATCTAAAGGCTCACCGTTTTCATCTGTAAGTTCAGCCTCATTATCTCCATAGGCTATATTGTTGTTTTTTTCAAATTGTATGTTTAATATGGTTTTGGGTTCTTCAAAATTGAAATTGATCTCATTAAGAATATCACCTCTTGCAACGTCTACAGTTTTAAAGTCTATGTGTTTTGTAACGTTTATTAATTTACCTTGGTCATAGAAATCATTTAAAGTGTTTACAAATACAGTTCCGTCGTCTTGTGGAATAACCACAAGCTTGAACATATTAAAAAGTCCTTTTAAAAAGTCTACAAGAGTTATATCTGGTAGGTTGGCTTTTACTGTGAAGAAACTAGGCACGACGTTTAATGAGGCTGTTGTGGTAAAATTAGCCGATGGGGTTCCCGAAAGTGTTGATATTCTTTTTTGTAACCAAGACGCTGTATAATCGAACTCCTGGTCTGTTTCAATTTCATAAAATAATACAAATGTCTTTTCGCCGCCATTAAATTTTAATGTAAATTTTTGGTTCTTTGTTCCTACATGAGAGGATTCTTTTGTTAGTACGTCGTCAACAAATAGTTTTATTTTATATTCTATTGTTTCGCTTCCTGCTGCCGGAGTGATTGTTAGTGTGTGTTTCCATTTTATACTGTCGTTTGAACCAGATGTGTCTTGAGCCAGAAAAGTACCTTTGTTAGTTGTTAGGTTTACATTGGTTGTATCTCCACCATCCCAATCAATTACCTGTAACGAACCCCCTACCTTTGTAGTTGTGTTGGAGTTTAGCCACATATAAATATTTGTGAACTCTGACCGTCCGAAGAAGTCTCTACTAAAAGTAATACTGAAGTCAGTTTCAATAGCTTCTATTATCTTTAGCAACTGCAAGGAAGGTCTGCAATCATCCCAAACTACTCCGGTATTTGCTCCGCCTCCAAATGCTATATTTGCTAAGGTAGCTGTTTGCGTGTTTTCGGTAGGATCTGAATTATAAAAGTATTGCTTTTTAACAAGTAGGTTATAAATTATAGCACCAGAAAATAAAGATGATGTTAACGCTGTTTTAGAATTTGTACTATCGTAGTCATGGTCAAAGGCTGTTAAATCTAAATCTATTAACTTATCTTTTCTTAGTTTTGTTTCAAGATTAACAAGGAGACCCCAGAAGGTTATTGTATATGCCGAAGGGTGTCCGCTTTTGACTCTTACTTTAGATAGTCTCCATTTGCCTGTCTTGAAAGGAATACCATCTAATTCAATGCGCCCATCTACTTTTATTCTCGCGTCAAAAGAGTTGTCAATTCTAGCATCATAGTAATGTTTAAATATGCGATTATTAATATCACTGGCTGGTACGGTGAAATCCTTAATGAAGTCACCTGTAATTTTGGTTATATCTTGCGTGTCCGCTATCGATGAATTAACAGTAATGTTATCATCTGGGAATAAATCTAACTTATCGTTTCCTATGAATAGTTTAAGTATCAATTATTTTTTGTATATTTACAATCTTCTTGCCCACACAGCGAGTTTTAAATTAAACAATTAAGAAGGGGTTGCTATTTAGTAGCCCTTTTTTTTAAATTGTATTTATTTCGTTAAAGGCAAATTCAAATTCTACCTCGTAATTTATCAGTCTATCTTTTTGTCTTGTCTTAAACTCCAAACTGGTACTCGAGACTTTAATAGGATTTAGTGTTGTAGCGTCCTCAACCCACCAGACCCGCTCACTTAAAAATAACTGCTTGAAAGTCTCGTTTAAATCTTCACTTACAAACCCACTATTAACCGTGAATTTTGCTTTACCGTTTACATTGAAATCTACGAACTGATGATTGCCTAAACTCGGTTGCCCTCTATCACTTTCAAAAGTTTCTCTACTGGTGTCTAAAGTATCTGATCTTTGTTTAAAGAATTGTAATGTTTGTTCTGCTCCCTCTTTATTTTGAAACAATATATTAACAGGAGTGAACCTACATTCTTCAGTAACATTCAAAGTTATAGTCACTCCATTAAAAGTTATTTCTATTGAAGTGTCATTTGTTAAGTCCTCAATATTTACCCAGACATTTTTTATTAATTTGTTGCTGTCAAAAGTAGCGTCAGTATTAAAACTGTCATTTATTTCGTTGTCTGGTAAACTTATAACTGTTACTGCCATAATTAAAAAGGATTAAAGATTCCACCAATACAGACCCCTGCATTTAGAACCACGCCACTATTATCTATTTGGATTACGTTATCACTTGGGATTTTAAAATATTTACTTCCCCCTGCAAAAATAGCTGTAAGCCCTGAATCGGTAAATATCTTATCGTTTAGGACTGGTAAAGAAAATATACCATCGTGGAATCTTACAGTTGCTAACGATAAAGGACACGCATCATCCGCTACTGTTTCCCCCGCTGTACTCATATTTACAGACGACCCACCGCCTCCACCACTGCCAGACTTTACCCGCAAAGTTACCGTTCCTTGGTCTGTGGTGATAGTGTCTGTTAAATCATAAGTAAAAGTCTCATTTGAGGACGGGACTATTCCGTTAGGTGTATAAATTATAAACTCGCTAGTGCCGTCAATTGCCAGTGTTCCACTTGTTATTCCTGTTTGATCTATTGCCGTTATTGTTGTTGGGGGTGTTCCCTCCACATCGTTGTCTTGAACTGTTAGATTCTGAACTCCTTGATTTAAAACCAAATAAGAATCATCAACCGCAGTCACCCCACTAGGTAATGCAGATATGTTTATTGTTATTGTTGCAGTATCTTCATCCCCGATACTATCTTTGATGGTGTAAGTTGCTGTTAAAGGCGTGTTTAAAATACTTCCGACATTGTATTTAATGGTATCATTTTCTATACTTAAAGACCCGTCAGTTGCTCCAAAAGAAGAATCATCAAATGTATAAATAACAGTCGGGGCAAACCCTAGATTATCATTTGCCAAAACATCAAGTACAGTATCTTGAAAGAATATATTGAAAGTGTCATTGACCGCATCAATACTGCCCGCGCTTTCATCCAGTAGAATAGGCACAACAAAACGCCCTGCATTTTTATCTACCTTGTAACTATTATTTGGTATTAATATTTTGTTTGTAGGTAGTGGCGGATTCTCACCATCAAATCCATAACCGAACCCTTTAGACATTAATTGAATATCCAACAGTTGTGGTATTGTTAATTCTGTTGCGTCCGACGTGGTATAAAATACAACTGTTTTAACCCATGCTTGGTTATTCCCATCTAGGAGTTGAGTAACTCCACTTGTTGTTTGAGGGGTGAAGTCTATAAAATCTCTGGTAAGCCGTGATACGTTTACTCTATCATTTCCTGCGCTCCCTTCAGCATTGTTTTTGGTGATTTTAAAGTGTTCAGCTATAGGGGCAGAAGTCTTTAAGCCAATCCATACAAATATCTTTAATGTATAGGCAGTTGATATCAGTCCTGTCCTTGGTGAAATGAAAGGAATAATTTTATAATGTGGTGATAAGCTTTTTATTTCATTTGCCATTTTATTTTTTTAAGCGTTAGATGTAAAACAAGCAATACAAATTGTACTAGGTCTTGATTTACTCATTTTAATATCTAGTTCATTAAATTTATATCCACAAAAATTACAATATTCTTTACCCATTTTTGACCTAAAATCTTCTGCTAAAAATCCTATTTCATTAAATGCTTCTTCAACTGTTTTGCTTAACAAGTGGTCTACGTCTGGGTGTATGTCGCCTACGAAATTTTCAAACCTTTTACTTGGTTTTCTTTTATTTGCCATTTAATTGTTTTTGTAATATTATATCTACATCTAAACTATAAGCTTCTATTAACTTATTGGGTATTGTTTTTAATAATCTATTCAGTGGCGTGGTTAAGAAATGTGTTGTTGGCAACCCTTTATACCAAACGTTATATGATATTGCAGTAGTTAAACCTATTCGAGATAAAAATTGACCTCCTTTGGTTCTACCCGCTATTCCTTTTCTTATAGTCCACTGATCAAAATGCTTTCTACTTGGTTTATTTCGTATTCCTTTTTTAAACTTAAATTTCTTATCTGTTGTTCTTCGTTTTCTTACGGGTGTTCCATCTACTTTTACACCTGTTCCAACTACCCCACGATCTACAAACTCCCAATAGTCTTGTATGAAATAAACAAATTCGAATCCGGTTTTTGTTGTAACCGCTTCAAACTTTTTAGTCCTGTTTAATATACTATCGCCTTTATTGTGCTTCTTTAGATTTCTATCAACCGCAGTATTAAGATTCCTTCCAAACTTATCTAATATTTTTAGTACTAAGGACATTTATTTTGTATATTACATTATGAAAAAAAAATTAACCATTATTTTGTCTATTGTTGTATTTATTTCTGCTATCATCTTTTTTATAATTAGTTTATTTTATTTTAACACCTCTGATTTTTGGAAACTACAAACTTATTTTTGGTGTTCCCTTTATTGGGCTGAACTACTAAGATCAAGGACATAAGCTAATTGTTGTGTTTGGCATTATTAAACTAAAAGTTAGATTCCAACCCTCTATACTATTTGTTGTGGTTCGCTGATCTATAATTTCCAGTGTTGGGTCTTCGCTTGCTCTAAAGTTTCTATCTTCAAAGTCTCTGAAAGCAATAGTCCATATCCTATTTAAAACCGCTAACATTTCATTCATGTTGTCTACCTCATTGTCTTGCTGAAAGAACTTATCTGTCCGCTCCTCGTTGTTGGTGTCCCTTTGCTGAAGGGCTGCTATCTCTACATCTAAGACAACCGTTTGACCATTTGTAAAAGAACCCCCTGTTATGTTAATATGCAGGATAGGGAATATATTTCCTTTATCAAGGTCAAGCCTATCAAAGTCCCCTTGTGTTATTGTATTAATATAACCGCCTTTCTCTACAAGAGATTTAATATAATTTAATAGTTCGGTGTAGTGATTTAATCCCATTATTTTACTTTTCTTAATTCTGCTTCTAGGTTTTGTCTATCTATGTCCTCGCACAGCCAGACGTGCATTTCGTTTACATTCCAATTAAGTACCCAATCTAACCGCCAGGGTTTATAGTCTGCTAATTTCTTGAGTGTTGGTAACCATCCCCACTTCTCAAAAAACTCCGCTGCTTTCTGACCTTCTTTAGTGCCTCCACCGTATATCTCCGGGTACTCTTCTGTAAGGCTTTTTGTAAAGTCCAAAAAAAAACTAACGCCCCATTTACAATATGCATTGGCATGTCTTTCATCATGTCCTTATACTGATCTGTTCCCTTATAAGTTTCAATATCATAATTGTTTAACTTATCTTTATTTGTTACGGGTCGAAATAGTATTGCCATTAGCTTGTGGATTGTTTCGTGTTCTGTTCCGTACTCTGATAGGTCAACAAATTCAGCCGTGGTTATATCGTTAAGATTAGGAATGAATCCAAACTCAATACCGTTCATTTCAAAGCGCATGACAAACTCACAATCTTCAGCTAACGCCCTATCTATTTGCTCATTGATACTTTTAAAGTCTTTTTGCTTTACCTTATCCAGATCGTGGAAGGCTATCTTTGTAAATATACAGACCTTTCTTTTATCAAATCCCTGTTCGGTTAAGTCCTCACGCTGGGTTAGCTTGATGTATCTTTGGTATTGTGACAGTGTTATATCACTTATATTCTCTGGTAAGGTGATTTTTAGTTTCATATTAAAGGCTCTACTAATAGAACACAAAAACCTTGATTTTGTTTTTTGGAAAAGGTTTTGTATATTTGACATAACATACATCGCATAGACAAGGGATTTTCTTCTGATGTATATTTTGGCAATTAAAGAGGGGTTTTATTATCCCTCTTTTTTTTAGTTTATTTACGATTCACAAATCGTTCACACTTCATACAGAAATGAATATCCTTTTTAAACGTCCAAAACCAAGTCCTAAAATGCACCGTTTTAAAATGAACATCGTGAGTGCATGGCTTATACGATAATGTAAAAGTTGTTATAGTCATAATTTAGTTATTATTTATTTGTCTCCACCGCGTGCAAAATCGCATATTTAAGCACGGATTAATTAATAAATTTCTACACCAAAGCTATCAATCTCAAAGTACTCTCTCATTATCAAAGCGTCTAACTTATCAGGTGAATGTCCTATTACTTCTTTTATCTTAGCCTTTGGCATGAGTTGTATCTTACCATCTTTATCTAAATCATAAGATTGTAAGCACTCCATTTCTTTAATCATTTCTGTCTTATCGACATCACAATCAATAAGGATTTCATTTCGATTAGCTCTCTTTGCAAACTCATAACCGCATTGACTTTTTAGATTCTTATAGTTGTCTCTACCTATTGCTTTTGAGCCGTTGTTAAATGGTCTTGCTCCTGCTAAGTACCCTCGTAAGAAAGAACCTAACCCATCTGCATCATAAGTTATGTCTGATCTCCCTACCTCATACTTCTCTGCCGTGGCTTTTAATACCCTCTCAACTTCTGGGGCTTCACACTTATCAATTATTATAACATCTATTATAACCCACATATCCCATACGAATATAACAAATTTATCCGACCCATGCAAAGCAATATCAGCCGTAATATATTTACGCCCTCTTTTAGCATGGGAATTAGTCCACATGTTTTGCATAGCCTCAAAAGTTATAAGTTGATCTAAGCTCTCTTGTCCTTCAGCAAGATATAACTGTTTGAATATTTTAGGTGGTAAATCTTTTTGGGCTTGTAGTATCTCCTCCTCCTCTAGTATGCCTTCTCTTACCGCATCCCATGCTGTTATCTTATAATAAGAGTATTGTTTGTCAGTTTTTGCTTTATCCTTTAACTGATGCATCCAATTAGAGAAACCTCCAAAGTTACCGATTAGTTTCATTATCCCTTTGGTTGCTGTTATGGTTGTTCTAAGTGCATAGAACGCATCTACCTTAGCGCGTGGGGCTTCATCAAAGACAATAGAATACACATCTTCACCAAATAAATTGTCTGGTTTGTCCGCGCTCTTAAAACATATCTTCACACCATTAGGACAGGTTATAATTAAATTACTCTCATTTATCTTATAAGCATGAGAGCGCCCTAACTTAACTCTTAATCTATTAAAGGCTATTTTTGTTTGTGAATATACAGGGGCAACCCACCAATGGTTATAGTTAGGTTTATTCCATGGCTCGTGCGCCCTTTCAAATATCCAGTAAATACATGGGAATGTTTTCCCTGCTTTGGTTGATGCTTCTACTATTGTAAAACGTGCGGGGTTATATAAGAAGTCTTTCTGGTATGAGGTAAGTTTAGGTTTTTTAATTTTAATCTTCATAAGTAAATAAAAAAAGCGGAGTTGAACCGCCGAAAGCTCCGAGCCACATTTAAAGCAAGTAACGCCACCCTGACCGCAAAGTTCCGTTATTAATCTTCAAAACTTATTTCTATTGGTTTGTCTCCTCCCTCTAATACAGTTGTATTTTTATCTCCATACTTCTTTGGTTGCATCTTACCTAACATCCACTTACGAGAATCAACCATTAAACGTGATCTATTGATTACATTATGGTTTGTATGCTCTACACCATCTTCATCTGTGTAAACGTCCTCACCTTGTTTGTCTGATATAATTAGGATATCTTCAAAGATTAAGTCCGCTCTGGTTTCAGTCGCGCGCGCATATTGTTTCGTTTTAGCTTCATCAGCATCTAACCACTTATAAAAGGTTTCGGCTACAGGCATATTATCTTCTCTTAATACACTTCTTAAAGACATTGCTTCTGTTTGTATCTTATTGCATATATAATTAAATGTTTCTTCTATTTGTTTTTTAGAGTATGCCATTAATGTCCTTGATTTACACGTCTTAATAGGTCTTTGTTATGATTTTTAAGTCGCATTTTTATTTGTTTGTTTATTGATCTTGCATTAGTGCTATTCTTGGTATATGCTTTTAAATGCTCCTTTTTTTTCCAAAACTTAATTACCCCTAATTCTTTAAGATCCTTGCCAAGTCTCAATTCGATGCATTTATTGAATACCTCTCTCATAATCTGTTTGTCATAAATATTTCCAGGCTTTACAATTATGTTATCACTTTCTATACAAAGTTCACTTAATATATCATCTGTAAAATTAATCTTTGATGAATTAAAATAAACCCACGTTAAATAATTCAACCCTTTTTCTTGATACATATTAATAACTCCTTGTATAGTTAAATCATAATACTTACCAAACTTTAAAAAAGATTTTCTTGTTAGTGTTCTTAATAAGGTGACATCCATTTTAGTTTAATTCATGTTGTTTTATTTCTAGTTCTTTTGAAGTTAAAGCGTGTACTAAGTTTTGTAATTGGTGTACGTGTTTTAAATTAACATACAAAATAGCAGATGATGGATTGAATATTATTTTAGTTGGGTTATTATCATTATCTGTAAATATGTATATTTCTAATCCATTTAAATAAAACCTATTTCTATCTGTATCACTTCTAATAGCCCCAAGACTTAATAGCCACTGTTCTGTTAGTGGTATTGGTTCTAAATGAGGATTGTCATTAAAATCATTTATACTATAGGTATTCTTATATTTATGCTGTAACTCATAAATTTTAGTTTGTTCTTTAGTATCTTTATATTGAACATAATTACCTATTCTTAAATCCTTACTTTTCATAACTATTATATACCGTGTCTAGTTTATCAATCATGTGGATCAGTGGTTTAGGACTGCAATTACCACAAGGTTCATAATATTGTCTGTTGAATATTCCTGCATATAATGTGCATATCATTTTGATTGTTGCCCTGTCTACATTTAAAGTTCTTGTTTTTACAAATGTTTCCCATGTTTTATATTCGGTGTATGTTAAACATCTGACTACTTTGAAACGTCTTGGTAATTTATATTGATTTAGTTTTTCTTTTGTTTCTTTACAATTACAATCCTTTCCGTCTTTCCAAATTAGTTTCTTAATTACGTTAGTTACGGGTTTTACTGCGGGATGCTCCAGTACTTTTTCTAACACATCGCCCAGACCTGTTTCTTGTGGTTCCGGTTCTACATTTATTTCTCTTGCTTGTTGGGTGCTTTGCCATTGTTTATTTTTTTTATTGTGAGCTATATTATATTCTGGTATTGGAACTGTAATTACATCTGATGTAACCATCTTTTTCCATTCCTTGTATTTTTTAGTGCGTTTGTCTTTAGGTTCTTTCATGTTTATCTATCTAATATAATTTTTCTTGCTTCTTTTACTTGTGTGAATGCATAAGTGTAATGTATAAGTGGGTATTGTTTTTCAATATCTCTGTATGACATATCATATACTAATTCTAAAAGATGCTTTTGTTTCCAGTCTATTTTTTCGTAAGCGTCTAAGGCTCTTTGCTGTTCGTCATCTGGGTAAAATGTTTCATTAGGGCAATGTAAATAATGAAACTCCTCGATACATATTCCTTCGTTTACTCTGGTAACGTGGTTTTTAAATAGGTTCTGAATAGCCCTGTATATATAACTGTCTTTTATTTCTTTATTTGGGAGGTCGTGTCTTAAAAAATACTCATGGATTTTGAGGTACATATCTCCGACCAAATCATCAGCCAACATTTTATTTTTACATATACTAAAGGCAAACTTTCTCCAAAGTTCATCCTTTTTTGATAATTCTTTTAACACTATTATTCACAATATGTACGTAAATATAAGAATTTATTTTTAATAATTGTACCAATCATACGCCTTTCTCATTTTATTATGCCAATATTCAGTTGTAATCTGTGCAACGACAAAATGACCTATTTTAATGATACTTGTTATTTTAACGTCATTAAAACCTATTGACGCTAATAGTTCTACATGTTCCTTTTGTTCTGGTGTGAAACATTTATACCATCCCATTATTTACCGTTTAATAAATCTGTTTTATCTTTTGATCCTTTTGATGAACCAAAGAAATATTGAAACACTCCCGTTAATCCTGTTCCTACAACGACACCCAATATAAAGTTTATAACATCCCTGTTCTTATCTGGTATTTCTATCCAAAATAAAAGTAGTACAATGACCGCCGAAAAGGTAAACACCCCAATAGCCAGATAATAAACAAACCTCTTACTGAATAGGTCGTCTTGATTTAGTGCAGCTACTTGTAATGCTCTTGCGTCTGCTATGTCTTGGTATTCTAATTGCCTAAGCATGTGAGCTGCTATCTTTTGTTCAGGGGACATCGCCTCATCTTTATCAATTAAGTTCTTTACAATACCTAGTAAGCCTTTATCTGGTAATACATCGCCTACTATACCAATTATGTTAGACCCTGCGCCTTTTAAAAATTTGCCAAGTCCAGTCTCGGAGAATCGTTTTTTGTCTTTTTTTGCCATGATTTATATTTTATTAATGTCTATTGCTAATCCTTTTTCTATAAGTCCGAATACGTCGAAGTGCCATTCAAATAATTGTTGCATTGTTGCGTAACTGCTCCATAATGTATTAAGTTGAAAAAATCTTAATGGTTTGTTTTCAATGGTGTATAATATCTCACAATATCTTTTTCCTTTTTCAAGGTCTTTAGTAAGGTCTGATAATGGTCTTAATATTGGTTTAGCATTTCCCTTACCTTTAATAACATTATAAATTGACATTGTTTTGCTGTCGTCATATTGACAGTCCATTATAACAGGGTTTTCCTCCCAATTTTTTATCATTAACCCATAAGGCAAATAAGGTGCTAAGTGTTTTAGTTGTATTTTTTTTTTAGTTTGTGTTTCCATTTTTATTGTTTTTTATAATAATCTTCTACTTTAGTTCGGTGTTTATAAACTCATACAATTTATTTCTTATTTCTGTCTTTGTGCGTGTTTGAGCCATCCAATCTTCTGATGTAACAATATTTGGTTCAACATGAACAACACCTTTAATCATTTTTATTGCTTGTATTAAACATTCTGCATCATCATCCCTTATATCTCTATCGAAAGTTACGGTAACCCCGTTTAATCTATCTGTCATATTTTTGTGTTATAATTGTTTATAATAATCTTCTAATACTAATCTCTTTGCTATGTTCTTTACTTCGTTCCTGTCCTGTTTGTTAAAGGTACTAATTATTTTTTGATATTCATTTTCATCTTTGAATTCTCCTTTAGCATATATCAAACACGCCTCGCTAAACTTCTTTACTTTATAACTTCCTCCCTTTGGTAGTTTTCCCTGACTAAATAAATGATCGTAAACATGAAAGCATGATTCTGTTATTTTACCGTGTTGCTTGTAGTCTTTTGCAATCCTATCAACCGCCTCACTCATTATAAAATCCTTTTCGTCTTGTGACATATAATTATAAACTGGTTTTTGGGTTGGTTTTTGTTGTTTGTAAGCCTCTACTATTTTACCCAGTAATATTCTGTCGAAATAATTTGACATAGGTTTTATCGATAATTTATTATCAGCGTACATTTCAAACATCTTTGTTATTTCCTTAAATGACATTCCCCAACATAAATCTTTAATAGCAGGTAAGGCTAATTCTAATCGTTTTGCGCTAGTTTCGTCTGTTAGTGATAGTAAACCACTAATGAAAGGTGTTAAGGCTGTGAGTACTATTGTATTTAGTTTCTCTGGGTCGTAAGCCTTTAATGGAAGTTGTTTATCTAGTACTGCTAAATTCATAACTTTTCTATTTCTTGTTTTACTTCTTCCCAGTATATTTTTATTTTTGCTAATTCTACTAAAGATTCAATATCGATCATGTTATTATTTAAATTTGACTTCTGTATCTCTTCAACACATATTAACGCGCATTGTTTGGCTAATTCATCCCAATTTTCAATTTCACTATGTCCATCCCATCCAAAATGTAAATATTCAGCATCTTCTTTTAGTTTATTTTTAAACTTATCTACTAACTCCTTTGCCTTATCTTTATAGTCCATATTTTTCTAGTATTATTTGTGAAGCGTCTTTCTTTTCTTTTTTGCCGTAGCTTTTTTCTTTTCTTGTAAAATTGTTTTTATCCCAACGTTGTAAACGTCTTTTTATATCAAATGTTTTTTGCATTTCAAAAAGCATTTTTCTACCATTTGGTTTTTTTTCAGTCCAATATAAATAAAATTCATTTAACATTTCTTTTCCAAACTCTTCTAAAAATGGTTGTAAGGAATTTTTAAATTCCGCCTCTTTTATATTAATTACATTTACATTATCATTAACATTTACATTATCATTAACGGCTTCCATTTGCTTAGCATGTACTAGCTTTTGCTTAGCTTTTGCTTGACCTCCTTTTTTGCCGTACACTTTTCTCTTTTCTCTAATACTATCCCACTTAACTAAATCTGATTTTATTAATGGTTTCATGTGTCCAAAAGCCATTTTAACCAGTATGTTATCTGTTTCCGGACATTGGTCATTAACATAGCTTAAAATGTGTTTTAAAAGCTCTCCTGCATCTTTGTCTGGCATTTCACGAATCATATTAATCCAGTCGGAATAAAATATAAACGTCTTTTTGTTTTCAGCCATAATATTTAGTATAAAAAAAGCAGTATAAAACTTCAAGGCACTGACTCCCATCCAAATTATACTGCTGTCTTTTAAAACCGTTGCTATTCCTAAAGTCAGTGTCAAATAACATTTCAAATGTAATCATTATTTCTCTAATAAAAAAGTTTTAGTCCAAAAGATCACTGTTTTAATAGTTGTTTTGATTCTTGAATATCTTTATAAACTAATTCTAGTTTTCTATGAATTTCATTTTTCTGTATTCTTAAATCTTCCATTTCTAATTCTTTTTTTAAAATGTAGTTTTCTAATCTTTCAAATTCGCTCATAATTAGTACAGTTTTTTACATTGTTTGCAGTCTACTATTACAATATGCATCGTGCTGTCTACCTTGTCAGCATCACGTCCACATTTTGTATATAGTATATTTTTTTCTAGGTCGAAACCTTTTAGTAAGTGTATCTTATTCATAATTCTACAGTTTTTGTTTTATAATTCTTTGCTTTCATCCCAACATGCATCCCTTTGAAAACCACCAAGTAAAATATTTCCTATTTGTGCGCCCTGCCCATCTAACCACCCTTTAAAGTGTTTTTTTGGAATAATAATAACTTCACAATCCAAACGTTCCCATTCTTTAGCTTTAGACATTATTTCATTAGAAACATATCCAGAGCCACCAAAAATCATTTTAGTTAAACCATCTATCTTCCCACGTGATGTATGAAACACCATTTTTGAAGGCATAGAAATAATATTATTCTCACCTAACAACATTTTTAGGATTTGTTCTCGTTCTTCCATCGTCTATAATATTTACAGATTTCGTGAACAGTCGTACTGTTCGATTGTTTTAAATATTTGTAATGCCATTTGTGGCACTATTGCGTTTCCTCCTCCTTTATGTGATTCTTCAATCCATTTTGGAACGGTAATTCCGTCCAATCTAAAGGGAAGCCCATCATCCACATCGAAAATTGGGGGTTTGCCGTACATTTCTTGAAACCGTAGAAAAGTATTGCATGATGGATCCAGGACATCTGTTTCTTTTTTCCACCACGAAGTTTTCTTCCTTCCCCTTTTTGAGTTGCTAACCGAGTTAGAGCTGCTTCTCGTGTTACTTTGTACATTTTCCCGTCCCAAGCTGCTGGAGTAGGCAACAAACCAAACCCTTTCTCTGATGTGGTCAGCCCCGATACTGATAGCTGGAAATAATACCGATTGTATATTGTACCCTTCAATTTCCAAATCGTTTTGTATTTCTTCGAATACCAATCCGTTTGACCAACTAACAATTCCAGAAACGTTTTCGCCCACGATCCATTTTGGTTTAATCTGCCGAATCGCTCTAAGCATTTCTGGCCATAAATGTCTCTCATCTTCTTTACCTTTGCCACTTCCTGCATTACTATATGGTTGGCAAGGGAATCCCCCTGTAAGGATGTCAATTTTTCCTCGGTGAATAGAGAAATCTGTTTTGGTGATGTCGTCATAAGTTATAGCCTTTGGCCAGTAATATTTTAAAATTCGTTTTCCAAATTCGTTCCACTCGCAATGGAATACGTTTTCCCAATCCATCCATTGAGCCGCTAAATCAAATCCTCCAATTCCACTAAATAGTGATCCATGCGTCATTTTTTTAACTACAGTTTTTGGAATTGGTCACCATAACTTGCCAAAAAAGATAAGTTTGGTCTTGACCTAAATCCGTTATCGAGTGCTTTCTTTGATGGGTTTCCTTTTGAAACAGTAAATATTTGTCCTGTCCTGCCTTCAACTCTTGAATAGGTGCATTTCACCTGATCATTAGGTTTTAATTCCATTGCATCTATTTCGTTTATGTTTAAATAAAGTTTTCCCATTATCTACAGATTTCGTGACTTATATTTATTTATTGAATCAATAATTATTTGCTCTGTTGATAAATCATATTCGTGATCTTCAAAAGCAATATTTCTGATATCTTTTTCTTCTACTCTATTAATTTTGTATTTATTATATGCTTCAGCAAATTTCATCCAACTCGCTATAGGATTCTTTTTTCTCCATTCTTTGTGAAATTCTGATGCATCCATAATTCTACAGATTTTTTATAATGTTAATTTTAATCTCATTCTTTTGACCTTCGGTTAAAGAGTAATTTTCATTTACATTTTTTAAAAAATGTTTGATTCTAATATTTAATTTTTCAGCCGTTTTTAAATTCTGATTAAATATTCTTCTCCGACGTTTTTTTTGGCTTTCGTCAAATTCCGAGCTTATCATCATACTACACTAATTTTGTATTGTTGATTCAATAATTTTAAGTTCGTTTAATAAAAATTCTCTATCTCTTTTTAAGACCTTGTTTTCTTTTTCATATTTCTTCCATAGAAGTACTGAAACATAAAGTCCGATTACTAATAATAAATTTATCCCTATTAAAAATATTTCTAATGTTGTTGCTTTCATAATCTTCTTTATTTACAGTTTGTTTAGTTCATCTAACATTTTCTTATAAGAAATACATTCCTCATTTAGATAATGATTGCTCGTTCCATTTATTAGCCAATTATCGTAACCTCTTGGTTTATTTTCAAGTATTAAACTTTTCATATCCATAACTACACTAATTTTGTATTAATAATTTAATCAAGAAATCTTCCAACTAATAGTTTTTACCCACTCTTTAAAATCAGCCTCCTGTTTTTCAGCCTCACCACATTCTAAAGGGCAAGCGTCAGAAGTTCGCTGCCAAAACATATATAACAATTCTCCTATTTCTTTATCGGTAGCAAACAGCCCTATGGTAGTATCTTTATGATGCTGCAAATCTTTTACTTTGTAATGGTTATAAATAGCATCATGCACATCTTCAACTTCATCATATAAAGGTTCTGTTATACTTCCGCCCTCGTGGTGTATTGTTAAACTTTCTTTTAGTTGTTCATAAAGTTTTTTATTAATGTTTCTTTTGCTCATAATTTTTAGTTTTTGCGTAGGCTTCAATACCTACAGATTTAGGATAATTAAAATTGCTATTATACATTCAATAATTAGTAAAATAATCGCTGTTGCTACTACATTTGGTTTGTTTTGATCGGTCATTGTTTTAGTAGTTTGTTTTTAACATAAATTCCACCATCTGCAAACTGTATTTCTTGACTACCATCTGCAAATCTTTTATTAAATTCTCTCACTATTGAATAATCACTTATAGAATTTACTCGGCTTTGGTGGTAGAACTTTACAGCTTCTTTTATGCCTTCTGCCATTTGATAAGTTTGTTTACAAGCCGTTTTTTCAAATACTTTAATAGTTTCTTCAATTAATATTTCTTCTGCTTTGTTCATAATAACATTGTGTTCGTTTTTTATATATTGTTTCAGTTTCTAATACTTACTCCCGCTGATGCCTCTATAATGTACCCTTTAGATACATCGTTTCTATCTTGGTATTGAACCCTTAAAGATAACATAATTACCAATAAAAACCAATTTTAATTCCTGCGTTATACCTCCAATACCCTGTGGCTTTGGCGTTCCAATATTTATCGTCCATTCTAAAATCCCAAGAACCCTGACCACCAATATAAAAACTATTAAAATAACGCTCTAAACCGAACTCAACCCCAACGACTGGATATATATATTTATCACGTTTTATAATACCTGTCTTACCTCCTAAAAACAGCCTATAATCGTTGTAATGATAATTAAATCCAAGTATAGTTCCTTGTAAATCAAAATAACTTATTCCATTTAGGTCTGGAAATATAAATGTTTGAACCTTAAAATACATAATAGTCATTTGATATTCTATTGCTAACCCAATGTTAAACCCATCATCATAAGCCATTGGCTCGGTGTATGCGTATGATGTAAATCTTTTATCTTGTGCATTAATTGAAATTGATAAAATTACGAGGGAAAAAATTATCATTAGTTTCATATAATTTCATTGATTAATTTCCTAAAGTCTTTAGGGCTTCTATTGTATGTGTCGATGTTTTTTAAACCTTTTTGATACGCTTCTTTAGCCTGTAATTCTATTTCGTAACGACCTAAGAAAATTTGATTCTCGTTAATTTTAATTTGAGCCTTCCATTTTTTACGTGCTTTATCCCAACAAACCCCAATATATTTACTTGCTCCTCCATACCTGTCTTTACTAGAATTTTCTCTAGGAGTTATAACCTGAATATTTTCTAAACGATTATCAGTCCTTATATTATTAACATGGTCAACCGTCATTTTATACCTGTTAGGAATGTGATCTAAAAAAGCTATTGCAACTAACTGGTGAATTTTAATGGTTTTTCTATTGTTGTTTAAATATAATCCCACATGATAATATCCATGAGTTCCTAATTGTGGCTTTAATATTTTTTCCTTAGAATTAAAATATCCATGACCATTAAATATACTTCTTGATATCGATTTAATCCTGCCTAAATTACTTACTTGGTAATCTGGATAATTAGGTATTGTTTTAAATATCTCTTTCATCGTGCGAGAATTAGACATACTAGCAATTTATCGTTATGATTACGCTCAATGCTAATTCCTGCATAAACCCATTCCTTTTTAATCATATTTTTGTTATGATTTTCACTCTCTACCCACTTTTCAAATACTGTATTTTCATATCCAAAAGAAATATTCTCACTTATATTTTGTAGTCCCATATCCATATACTTTTGGCGATGTCCAAAGAAGTTTTCATGTAAATTGTCCTTATGCGTGTAGTCGTTAGTTATCCAGAAGTTGGTTCTGGTGTTTGCTAGTTGAAACATACTATCATCTGCATATAATAAGTCTGCACCGTTCGCTATGCGATGTTTATTTATTTTAACAAATAATTCTACTTCCCTTTCAGTCCATGTAAACCAATTACTCTGCTCAAATACTATTTTCTTTTTTCTCTTTTGATTACTTATAAGTATGTAAGCAAGTATCGATAAAGATATAATCATTGTTACTATTAATATTATTGTTGATGTGTTCATTGTTCTATTGTTTTAAATTATATCGGTGTTTTCATTCCAAAAATCATACATACTTTTCATAACTCTTTTTCGTTTCTTTTCTTTGTAGGCTACATCAATTTTAATAGCTATAATCATAGCCAATGGCAATCCTATTATTGGAATTAAATATATCATTGTTCTAGTTTAAAGTATTTGTAAAACTCTATATTCATAACAAATATGACAACACTTCATAGCTGTCGGTATTTCATTAACTTTACATAAAGGGCAAATTGTTGATGTGTTCATTGTTTTAGTTTTTTTGAAGGTGTCGCCATCCTACAACTAATATTATAGTTGTTACTATTCCCCACGAAATCATTGTTATTTCTATAAAGTTCATTGTTTATTGTTTTAGTAGTTTGTTTTTAAACCATTTTGCTCCTTTTCTTACATAGAAATTACTTAAATGAATACTTTGATATATTGGGAGTTGCTTGTCAATATCATCATTACTTATATCATTTACTCTGCTTTGGTGGTGCTTATTTATAATTCTAACAAGGGCTTTAAATTCGTGGTCGTCCTTATTAAAATATTGAGGCTTAAAATATTTATTAAAATACTTTTTAACTTCATCTTCTGCTTTGCTCATTTTGTTAGTTTTTTAATAGTAAATAAATTAAAACTGCTATTATTATAACAGCTATTACTATTATTTTCCCAATAAATACTCCTATATCTGCTAATAAATTACTTTTATGTTTAGGTTTATCTTTCATAGTATATTGTTTTAGTTTGTTTTTAAACCAATCTGCACCATTATCAAATCCTACAAATTTACCTTCTTCATAAGTTCCTTCCATTCCATTTTTATATCCGTTGGTCATTTCGTTTTCAAATGTAATATCTTCATCACTTATAGCATTAACTCTGCTTTGGTGGTAGGCTTCCATGATTTGCCAAACTCCCCTATGAATTAAAGGGCTTTCTTCATCTGAATTTAATACATCATAAACTAATATCTTTTTATAGTATTCTTCTGCCTCTTTGCTCATTGTTCTAGTTTTTTAATTTCTTTATTTAACTCTTGTAATAATATTTCCTTTTCAAACTTCATAAGTTTGCTTATTGAATTTGCCCTTATCTGCAACCTGTCAATATAATCCTGTCCTTTATATTTTATAAGCCATTGTATAGCCTCTAAAGGGGTTTTGTGCATAGAGAATGAACTTGATAGTACATGATGAGAAGCGCAAAGACAAATACCGTTTTGAACGTGCCACCTTGTTGATTTTTTACTCCTTGAATAAATATGATGTGAATGTAATTGTTTAGTTCTTGTATGGCAATATTCACATCTAAACCCTGCCCTATGTTTTACAAGTAATGCCCACGCTAGATCGAGCCGACCATCTATTCCTTTTTTAACTTTCATTTAAAAATACTGTTCAACGTTATTAATTATATCTTCTTTGTCAAAATTAAAGTGTTGCACTATAGCGTCTAAAGTTTTAGAATATAAATCATCGAAATCCTCTTGGTTCATGCTTGCAAATGATATGCTTAAAGCCACTTTAACGCTTTGCCCTTGCATATCTAAGTATCTTCGGTAATATCCCGCCTCTACAATTAGATCGTGCCTTAAATCGTTTATATTATTATATCTTTCTTGGTTTTCAAATAGCATGGTAATAAGTGCAAAGTATTTTTTATGAAACTTGTAATTTCTAGGTCGTTTAATTTCACATTGATATTCTGTATTTGGTTTGAGCTTTTTTATAAGTTCATAATCAGAATCATAAGCTACTTTTAAAGTGTTGTTGAGTTGTTTAATTACTGTGAATTTCATAATAAGGATTCTATTTCCTGTTCTATTTCTTTAGATATTTTATATTTACTTCTAAGCATCCAAACACTTGTAAACGTTCCTTCTTTTATATCTTTAAGAACCTCTAACCATTCTGGAGTATCTTTGTTTAGCCATTTTTTAGAGTAGTATTCATGTTCTTGCATAATAAAATCTAATTCGTTATGGTTTTGCATCTGTTCGTAAAGTCTTTTTGTTGCTCCCATCAAAACGGGAGATCATCTATTTCATCTTTCATTTCCTGTTCAAAATTTTCAACACCAACATCTTGAAGTGGTGGATGTTCAACTTTTACAGTTTCTTTAACAGGCTCATTGTTTAACTCCTCTCCTATTTTAAGAATCATTTTAGCGTAGTGTTTAATGTATTTTTGCATATCCTCATTCCCATCCACCACAGTTTTTTGACTCATTACGATATGAACCGCATTAGTTATAGCGTGTCCTATTTTAATACCTTTTAAACTGTCTCCTGAAGGTGCTGAGGAACTTTGAAAGCTTTGCTCTTGTGGTTTGCTTACCTTTCCACTTTTACCGTATTGCTCTGATTCTCTTGTAACTTCATATTCTACCGTGTCACCTATTTTAAAAGGTGCAGGTACTGTTTTGTGGTTTGCTGATAATGCAGTCCCATCCTCAAACTCGTAGTCATAAGAGAATAATAATTTTTTGCCGTCTGGTTGCTCTGCTCCATATTGAGATTCAAAAGAACCCGACCCTTGTACTGATTTTACTTTACTTATTGTTTTCATAATTATTTATTAAATACTATTTCTTTAAGTTCTTCTTTTGTTGCGCCTATTTTTTCTTCAATAATACTCCATTTACCTGCTATTGTATATATAATTTTGTCTTTATCTACTGTTATTCTTGTTATCTTTTCATTGGTTGGATTCACAGCAGCCATAAACCAAACTTTTTGATTTATATTAAATTTAGTTTTCATCTTTTTTAGTTTTAATTATTGGTTTACTATATATGCTGCCGATTTTGCAGTACTGACTTTCTACTTCAATTCGTTTTCCTTTCTGTTTAACTGTTAGGATTCTTTTGTTCATTTTGTTTTAAATATTCTAAATATAACTCTGCTTTTTTAAGTTCTACCCGCATCTTTTCTTTCTCTTTTTCGTAATAATTTACGTTCCATAATGCGCTTGTCATTTCTTCTGATTCTTTGTTTTGTGTTTTCATAATTGTTTTAGTCCTATTAGTTTAAATTCTGCCTCGTCTGTTGGAAATTGTTTGTCTAGCCATTCCCTAAATAATTCTGGTGTTTTAAATTCCTTTCTAAACACTCCGCATCCTTTACCGAAATGTTTATATGCTATGTCGTAGATCATTAATAATATATAGGATGAATATATCTGTATCTTAATATTTCGTTTAAGTCAATAGCAAAAACCATAAAATCTAGTTCGTCTTTCATTTCTTTGCTTTTTCAATTAATAAATCTTGTATGTAGTTCTTTAAATCCTTACCATCTTGTGCAGCCATTACACTTAACTTATTTGCAGTAGTTCCTTTTTCGTTTAATTCGCCTGGTATGTCTATTATTTTTTTCATAATTGTTTAAATTAATTCGTTAACCGCTCCTTTTTCATTAAATTCAAAAAGAGAAGTATAATCCATAACATTAGGAATGTTGTCTAGTTCACATAAGTATTCTACGACCGAACAAAGTCCTTGGAATTGAATGTCTTTATTAGTTGAATCATTAGAACAATTTTCTTTCCAAGCAGTTAAAAATTTAAACTCTATTTTCATAAGATTACCTTTTGTGTACCCAGATTCTTCTAAGTGGTAATCTTCAAATAAACCACCCCATAAAGTAATTTCAATAGGATTATTTGTTGAAACTACAATGTGTCCTGTCCAATAAGCATCCCCTACCAAATTACCTACAGCACAAGCTGAGCAATCAAATGCATTTAGCGTTCCATTGTGAAATGCATTGTATAATTTAGTAATTGCATTTTCTAATCTTTTTGTTGTTTTCATTTTATTTAGTTTTTAGTTTAAAATCAATGTTTCTTTCTGTTGGCTCTCGCATTTCTGCGGTTGAAAAGCTCATTTTATGTTTCATTGATAGTGCAATATACATAATGTATTTCATATACACAACATATATTTGATTTATTTTTAAAGAAAATGTAAATTAATGCTTTTTTGAGCTTGTGTAGTGTCTTTTAAACTTTCTATATTGATACTTTATATAGTACCCTAAAACAATAAATATAGTAAGTACGAAGTAAAAATATTCTAACCAATCATAAGTTAATGCAGCTTCAGGATAAAAGATTTCCTGTATTATTCGTGCGAAACAAACCATTGAAACGAACATAGGAAAGAATCGCCATGTGTCGTATTTTGTTAAAAAGTATGCGAAAGTGTAAAAGAAAAAAGAAATTGAAATGCATATAAAATAAATTTGTATATTGAAAATCTGCTCAATAGGTTTCCAAAAACTGTACCCTGCTAAAGCAAAAGCAAAACCTAGTCCAAATATTTTATTTTCAAACTTGTTTTTTAATAACCAAAATATAAATTTATCATTCACGTTTTTTAAAGGATTTAATTGTACTTATAGGGTTTTTTTTAAAGCTCGTTACTAAGTTAATAAATCCCTCAATTACTCCCATGCCAAATATACCAACTAAAAACCCTATACTATGCTCGGTGTTTTCCCAGTCTGGTTTCCATTGTAAAATAAGAGGAGTTACATATCCGGTAACTATTGCACCGACAAACACTATGCCTACTGATCGTATTTTTCCTTTTAATGTGTTTTTTTGTTTACCAAATATAAGACCTACAGCACCCCCCAAAAGTCCAGTAATGAGGTGTGCTGATTTAAGTCCTAATTTTGCAAGCATTTCTTCCATTTATTCAAAATATTAACCGTTTCCTCCTCCTGGTGGGTCTTTCGGGTGACTACCAACATGAGAAGAAAGATCTCCAAATTTATTATCACCTTTCCCTCTTATTCTAAAAACGACATAAATCACTCCTAACGCCAGATAAACCCAAAAAGGCATGTCTTGTATGCCTGTGGCAGAAACCACTCCTAAAGCGATAAAAACCGCTACAATCAAATCATTTAACTTCATATCTATTTATTTAATTATTAATTCTATATTCTAAAAGTCTATTTTCATTATATGCCCTTATACAAACTTGATTGCTTTGATTCCCTCCTAAAATGTTTATAACACCGTTTCTTTGTGATATAAAAAACCCGACATGACCTTTCCAACTATCTTTAGATTCTCGCCAAAGAATAACAATATCGCCTACTTGGGGTTCGCACCCTTCTTCTAAAGGCGCTCCAACATTAATCCAACTCCTAGCATTTAGTTTTCCACTCATGGGTAAGCCGCTTTTAAAACAAACCCAATTTACAAAAGCTGAACACCATGCAGTCTCATCATCATCAACCCAGTCATGTCCTGTTTCGTCAAAATACTTTAAAACCTCTTTATTGTGTTCTTTTCCTTTAATTTCTTTTACTCCTACTTCAGATAATGCTAATTCTAAATGTGTCATAATTTTGTTTATTGTTTAATTGAATCTTTTAGTAATATTTCTAATTTTTCTAAAATTAGCCTATTTGTTTTATCCCTACCCGCCCTAGATTCTTCTTTTTTCTTTTCTGTTATAGAATCTTTTTTTATCTTATCTCTAGCAAAAATATAAAAACTATCAATACGCTGCGTTTGCTCTTTAAAGTATTCAGCAGTTTTCATAAGGCTGTCACCCTGAGAAATGACTTCTTTTTGATATTTAATAGCATCTTTTTTTATCTGGATTGCCTCCTGATTCATTATATATACTTCGGTTTCAGATGGTTTAGCAGCATTATTTTTTAGAGTTTCGTCTAAGTCGCTAACCGTTGGAAATATTTTTTGTTCTACATCATGCTTCCAAATTTCTTGTGTTATATACCATGCTGTTCCACCACTTAATATGGTGACAAAAAGCCCAATACCTAAATTCGGTCTTATCCTTTGCCATAATGTTTTTTTCTTTGGGTTCATTATGTTACACTAACAAAAACCTCTACTGTTGCTAAGTAATTAACAACCGCATCCGTTAGCCAGTCGTCTGACCCTGTAATACCTCTTAAATTAGTTGTGAGTATGTTACACTCTCCAAAACCTACAACCGTTTGAGTATTATCATAATCTGCCGTTATCAAATCTAAAATCTGTTTATCTAGCCCTATTGTGGCATTTTCAAAAATTGCCGTCATTGTATCTGATGCTGTGCTTTCATCTACTGTTACCTTTAATACTGATAATGATAAATTAAAAGTATATTCTTTCGTGTTTGCTGCCACCACCGGTCTAACGTACCCTGTTGGTAGTTGACTAGCTGCTATTAAATTCCGTGTTCCTGTGTATACTACTGCCATTGTCTTATGTGTTAATTA